CGTCTCAGGGAGTCTTTCAATAGTTTGGTGATCATGCTGTCAATTGGCGTTCCGGCAGGGTCAAAAGACGCTGTTCCGGTTTTAAGCCATTCTTGCGCAAGGACGTTATAAGATCCGCTCAGTTGATCAGTGAAGTCATCTTTACACCAGCCCTCATACATTTGGAAAGGCTTCAATTGGATTTTCTTAGACGTGATGTCAAAAGAAGATCCGGTAACCGCCTGACCGCAACCAGTGTAAGGTTTAAGAACCTTGTTTACTACTGGTGCAATGTGGTATCGTTTTGTGTCGCTCGCGCCAAGGTCAACATTGAAAATGTCTGTTATAGCTGGTGAGCTTAGTGTCGGCTTGAAGAACAGGTCTGTCGAAAGAACCCCGTTCCACGTATAGTTAAGGTTCGTTTCCAGGATAGAAACAGCGTTAGGTCCGCCGTCACGGTAGGACATAAAGGTAGTTCCGTCGGTATACTTACCGCCTGGGTAATGTCTTTCGAGCCAAGGCATGTGGTCTGCCAGGTAGCTCCTGGTAGCCATTACAGCCTCATTAGTAGGTGTTTTGCCACCGTAACCTACAGGTGAGATAGCCGCAAAAGTCCCTTTAGCAGGGGCGCTCTGGTCTCCGATGGCTTGTTTTTTAAGCTTCTCGATTTCTTCTTGTTGTGTTTTTGCCAGTGCTACGGCTGCGTCTTTCTCAGCACTTACTTTTACAAGTTCAGCCGCTTTCAGCTTGTCAGCGTCTTCCGATGCTTTCACGGATGCAAGTTGTTGCATTTGCGTCTGTAATTGCTGGATTTGGCGTTGTAACGCTTGTTCAGGTGTTTCCTGTGGTGGCATTTGTTGGCCTGCCTTCACTTCGGTAACTACACCGCCTACGCATGTAACGGTTGTGCCGTCTGCTAGCGTGTAGGTTCCTTGTGCGGGGGCACCGTCAATGGTTGCCGGTTTGCCAGCATAGTTGTTATCTGCGCCATCGTATTGGATGTTCAGTACTTTGCCGTCTTTCGTGTTAAGGGCCACAGCCTTCGGGCTGTCTGATGCGGCTGGCTGTGATCTGCGAAACATGTTCATAAGTTCGTTTGTAAAGTTTTTTAAATCTTGTAGTGCTTTGTCGAGGGCTGCAACTCTTATCGGTTCCGTCACCTTGTCCACAAAGCCCATTTTGTAGGCTTGCTGCGGGTTCATGCGCGTCTCCTTTTTCATCATCGCCTTAATCTCTTCAAGGTTTTTGCCCGTCTTTTTGGCGTAGGCTGTACTCATAGCATCCTCAATAAGCCTTAATTCTTCCTTGGCTTTATCCAAGGCGTCCGCATCACCGGTTACACCGTCAGGGAAATAAGGGTTGTGAATCATGAATACGCCAGGATCCATCATTTCCACCTCACTACCCGCAAGGGCAATGAAGGTGGCCATGCTTTGGGCTTGGCCTTCGATAATAGATTTGATTGGCTTTCCTGCCTTTAATAGAACATGATACCCCTCATAGCCAGCGTAGACGTTGCCGCCGCCGCTTGAAATGTGGTGGATGATCTTCTCAGTGTCAGGAGGAAGTGCCGCGATTTGGGCGGTGAGTTCTTTGGCGTAATCCTTTCCGATTATGCCGTCCGTAAATATATGCCCCTCTTTCATGGACATAAATTTAGGGCATTATGCAATCGATTTGAATGATAGTGGCGTTAGGGGACTACCACTATTTGCAGATGTCGATCACCCGATCCCGGCTCAGTTTGTATTTTATGGCAAGCTGGCTGTAGCTTAATCCGCGCTTATGGTCGGTGATAATGTCGTAATTTCGTAGCACCTTTTCATCCGCTACACCATAGGCGACGATCGCTTTCCAAAAATCTTTTGAGTGGTTGGTTATATCCTTCTTCATCGATTGCTTATTTGTTCCTTTACTTTTACTGCGTTCTGAACTTTGGTGAATTCCTTAACGCCTACTATCGGTGCTGGCATACTTTTCCATGCGTTGATCAAAGCAAGCTGCTGATTGGCTTCGTTCGTTGAGGATCTGGCCACAAGTCCACCGTCATAGTAATTGCCTAACCTCATTCTTTCCAGCGCCATTAAATGCGGTTGTGCCGCAGGGGCGTGGACAATGTGTTTCGGTGTTACGTATTCATCCGCATGGACTACACCGGCAGGTTTGTATTTATCCCCTGGGCCTGTCCATCCACCTTCCGCGAATCCTAACAAGCTTTTAGCTTGTGCTATCCCTGCTAATACAGTACTTACGCCTGTAGCAATGGCCACAAGGTTGGCAGGGAATACAAGTCCGGCACCCGCTTTAACCGCTTCAGCTACTCCTACCCCTGTACTAAGTGCTATCTGTAATAATCCGAATGTCTTTTGTTCTTCGCTTTGGTCTGCTGAAAGCTGGCTAAGTTGACCGAATACCCCAGCAACAGCGTTGTACCTTATCGATTGTTGTTGCGTTATGAACCTGGTATAAAGCTCTTCGGACTTTTTTTGCGCATCGTTTTTGTTCTTCTGAATGTTTAATTGTGCCCTGGCAAACATTTCATCACGTTCGATAGCGGCCTGCTGTGCTAAGGTTAATGTTTTCTTTTCCTTTGGCTTTATACCACTGGCATCTTCAGCTATTCCTGTAGCGTCTTCAAGTTTATTACCTTGTAAGAACTTCTTTTCATTCTTATCGATGAATGCCTGACGTTCACGTAGTATGTTAAGTCGCTTAGTCTCAACATCTAAAAGATTTACTTCTATCCTCCTTATTGCCTCTGCTTTCTTGTCAGCGTCTTTACCTACCCTGGAAATCTCAAGCCTCTTTTGTAAAACCTGTGTTTGCAATCCTTCATTCTTACGGTCAAGCGTTAGCCTGAATTCTAATAGTTCAAGCTCGTCCTCTAATACATCCTTTAATTTCTCTTCATTGTCACGAATGTTTGTAATGATCCTGTTTGTTAATCCTATCTTGTCATTATAGGATAACTGATCGTCTTGTAATTGGGTCATCAACTCCTGATTTTCTCCCAATACGTCGTTTATGCCTTCGCGTATCTCAAGTTCTTTACGACCTAAATCTTCAAGCTCTTCTATGTTTTGAGCAAGTAGCTCAGACAAGACAGATACCGCAGGTACATATCTGTCTAAAATGCCGTCAACAAATTGGCTGATTATCCCCTGTCCATCCTCACCAGAGGATATGAAATTAGCAAATGCGTTACTTGTTAGATTGAAAGCCGCTGATAGTCTGTTTTGCGCAAACTCTAAATCTTTAGCGCCTATTGTAGATGCGGCGTATAAGCTGCTTAGTGCACTGATACCTGCAACCGCCGCAGTTACTGGATTAGCGAGCGAAGCTATCTTAGTTGAAAGACTGCCAACGTTTGTGCCTGCAATGTTTATATTTCCGGCAGCCTGTTCGAATGACTTACTAAGCCCTTGGTTTGTCTTGGCTAAATTCTGATTTGATTTTATCAACTCATCAATCTTGCTCTTATGTCCAAGGACGGCTTTTTGTGTATCGCCGTACTGTTTCTGCTGGCGCTTCAAAGCGTTCTCTACGCGCACAGATTCTTTCGCGTACTCTTCAGCCGTGATCTTACCAGTGCGGAAAGCCTTGTTTAACTCCTGTTGTTCTTGCTTATTCTGAACGATAACCTTTTTAAGATTCTCAAGCCCGGTAATAACGTCACCCTGTTCTACCTTAAAGTCTAAAATTATTTCTTCTTTCTCGGTTGCCATATTAAGGTAGTTTAATCAGTTCAAGGGTGCATGGTTGTGATGAGTCTTTATAACCGGTTATCCTGTTAGGGAAGAATCGAGCATTGAATTTGTCGCACTTGATTCTTAGTGGTTGCTTGAAAGTGATCGAATCGAATACGGGTTTAGGTAAGTAAGCATCAATATATGGCTTACCCGGATCTTTAATTATTGGCCCTAAGTCTGCCCAATAGTCTTCGATCATTGTGCGTTGAAATACGTTCTCGATCGGGATATCCCCGAATGATAAACTGGAAGTTAAACGGTCTATTGGCCTGCCGTCCATTGGTCGATAGAACCAAGCGAATAAAGCGTCTTCAGTGACGAACGTCGTATTAATATCGAATCCTGGATAATCTGAAAAATCATCCTTTGGAACCGATGGCTCCCCTAAAAGAAGTACTTGATCTTCATTCTGCCTTGACTCAACGGTCAGCACTTGCATGGTCACGGTCGCGTTGGCATCATAGGGCATTGACACAAAATAGAATTCAGTCCCACTCGCTACTGTGCCCACAGTCCATTGTCCAATGTAAGATTCCACTGTAGATTCAGTTATTTCAATTAAGTCACCGTCAGCAGGATTATAATCGGACACAGTAACCTTCGCGCCGGACGAGTTCGTTATAGTGCCTGTGAATTCAGTCCCTATTCTTTCCAACTGTCTCCATTCCAAATAAGGCAATGAAACACCCATCGGGTTCAATGAGTTCTCAATGGTGGCTACAAAATTAGATTCTACTATATCTACCTGATCTTCGACAAAATCATTATCGCTTGTTATCTCTCCGCTTGCATAAGGAAGTATACTTGTTTCATTGAATAGTTCTAACTGTTCGTTGCCTGCTTCTGAATACTTTAGAATGTTTGATTTGCCGTAGGCTTCAAGTAATTCAGTATAGTTTACTTTTATTGTTGATGGGTCTATGAATTCCGAAAGGTCAACCTCATCTTTACGGATAGCGTTTTTGAAAAAGTCAACCGTTACCGTCTTTGTGAACGAGTCATAATCTATAACAGTATTAAATATCCTGAATATGTCCGTTACAAAGTCTACCATTTTTACGTTAGGCAAAATCTGCTCTGGGAATATATTGTATATCCTGTCGATGTCTATTTTAAGTGTCGCACTATCTACAGTTCCCGGATCGTCCGGGTCTCTCATCCTGGAAAATATTTCAATGTAATCGCCAGAATTAAGAGGCACTTGTTTGTTTATTGATTTTGTCTCTGTCCCTGCTGCTGTTCCGGGGCCGCCAATGATCAAATAGAAAAATGGATATATCGCCCCGTTAATATAAACAAACGTCATTACCGCCTCTCCTATTAGGTGAGTTGCTGTAACTGTCATTGTAACATTCACTAACATCTTTTTATCTGCCGTGAATCTATCTGTGCCGGTATTCCAAAGTGTACCAATATAATTTGGCGTGGCAACATCGGGGAAAGTTAGTTTTTCAGGGGTATCGTCGTCAATAGTTTGTGGTGACGACTTACCTACAAATACTCTTCTTAGCTGAATCCTTTCTTCAGGTGTGCCTGAGTTATTAGAGGTTAATAAGTGATTGTACCGATAATCTGATAATATCTCTCCTGATAGTTTTAAGCCGGATGTATCAAAGCATTTTTTAACAACATCCTTAACATAAATAAATGGGTGAAAGTCATTCACAAACCAATTGTTTGTAGACCTGTCAGCCATTGCTCCCGTGTTGATTATAGGAAAAACTACTCCTTCAGTATCATCCCATGAGTTTATGATAGCCGCTACATTTGGCTCAACTTCGTATAATGCTAAATCAATATCTTTTAGCTCACCGGTCATCAGGTTAAACCAATTGTTATTACCCGAGAAGAAACTACACGATATCACCTGATCGTCAATACCAGTTACTCTCACAAATCCTTTATACAATACCCCTCCGTCATTATCGCACAAGTCAATGTCATTTGCTGTGTAGATAGTCTTCATGAACCCGTCAACCGGCGAAGGTATGCCAAGCTTTGCAAGGTTCTCAGAATTGTTGTCTACATCAAATGAATATGAGAAATCCCCTATCGTATGCCCAATAGCCTGGAATAGTTTAGCCTGTCGCTCGACTTCAACGTCTTCAACTTCTATGTATTCGTTATCGGAATTTCGTAACATCATAGCGATTGAGAGGGGATATAGTCGGTATACTCTACAGCGAATTCAATGCTAAACTCCTTATCGTTGTCCTGGTAAACTGTGAACGAATCCGTGTCTACAAGCACTGTCCTTAAATCAAATTCACTCCCCATGATCTGAACTAAGGAGGATGTTTTTAAATATTGTAATCCCTTTAGATTTTCGATAGGCACAAGCTGAGACCTTAACACTTTACGAAAGCATGAGATGCGAGCAGTCTCCTGTCTTATCGTGCTGGCACTTTCCCCGTATGATTTATCCCAATTAGGAAATATGTTTTTTATCCGTGTCTTGGCTTCCTTAATATCAATCTGATGTTCTGTTTGTCCTGAGAAAACATAAGACTCCATGCCTCCCAGGTAGTTAAGCCAGGTAAGCTGTGTACCGTTCGTACATCCACAATTAATATCAATCGTCTTTCTTTCTGTAATGTCAGGAGTAGGTCCGTCTTGTTGGAAGATAAGATATACGCTCAGGGCGGCACAGTCACAGTCAGCTTCTAATTGAAAGCGGTACAAACCCAGTGAGTTATCAGGAATGTCATATTGATCGGAAGAAATCACATTTCCTTCAGCGTCCAGGCAATCCGTCACAAAAGACATGTAGTTGACAACATCATTAATCGATCCGTAGATGTACGCACCTATGTCAAAAAAGTACCCGTCAAATATTGTAGGACGTTCGAATAACGTAAGGAACTTAGCGGCAGGCGTTAGCACTGTATTAGTAGCAATGTAATCACTCAAAAACCCTGAATATATATTTTTAAAAGGCAATTTGGCATTAGCGGCTACAAGTTCTGAAGAATCTTCTTCAATATCTTCCGTATGTGTGACTACTTCTCCATCTTCAATAAGGTCATAACTTTCCTGCGTTGTTATGTAAAACATTGTGTATGCATCTATGTCATTTGGAAGAGTGTCTAACTGAAGATTGTTAGTTAATGACCTTACTTTTGACTTCAGTTCGTTAGCGACTGAGAAAAATATCTCATTGTTACTGTCTGGAATTAACTTTAAAGTGCTTAGTAATTCATACGGCTTCTCTACATTCCAGAAATGAACGTCAGAAAGACCGCCGTATATTTGTACTCTTACGTGGTAGTTATTATAATAAACGTAAATCGTTGCTCCTACCAGGTCGTTAGACACATCATACGGGAGGTCTATTATAAGGAACACTGATGTATCAACGATCCTGTAAATCCCATCAACATCAGACCCTACTATTTTTACATGAGTATTCGCTACTGATATGCCTCCCCCTGAGAATACAGAGGTTACAAATTGTGTGTTCCCCGCATTGTCGGAAAAGGAAATTACCGTAGCGAATGCGTCAGATACAGAGGCGAGATTGCTGGATAGTTTATAGGTAATTGGTAAATGGACGCATGAGAATGGATGTTGAAATAATGCCGATCGTACCGTCCCCTCTGCGTCTGCAATCCATTCTATCTCTACATTTTGGAAGTCTTTTATTGTGAATGAGTTAGCGCCTATAACAGTGCTAACCTTAAAAAATCCGTTATACCTTTCCTTGTTCGTTAGCAAATAAACAATGTTGCCATCACTAAGTCCGTGTGCTGTAACATTGACTAATGCTAATGCGCCATAATCTTCCACAAGCGTCACCGGACTTTCTGATGACATCTTGTATCCTATGGGTCTATCTAAAATTGTAACTGCCATATTAAAATGGCCCTATCACGGTATCAGGCTTTCGTTGAAAAAGCGTTTCTTATTTCTTTGATGTATAAATCCTTGGTGTCCTTGGTTATTACTTTGGTCATCTCTTCGACAAGCTTGTCAAGTTGCTTGCTGTACACTTCACGCCCTCCATCCCTATACGTCTTATCTCCATGCTTGTTTATGTACCAGGCTAATGACTTTGCTTTGGATTCCTTTTGCTTTTGGGTGAGTCCTGAGACTAAACCACGGGCCTCAAGATATTCTAAAAGGCTCTTATCAAACTTTCCGTAACCGGAAGACTTACGCGGACCCCTTCCACTTTCCAACGTTCCAAAGAACTCCCGCGCAAAAAATGTCAACCGGTCAGTCTCGTTATTGCTGTCCGTTTCAAAGTGTATTGACTTACTTGTCTTACCCGTTGCCGTTACTTTTTCTACGGCGAACTTTAAAAGCTCTACTCCTATTCTCCCGTAGTTATTCAGTATGGTAAGCGTCGATTTCATTTCTGGGGATATCCGTTTATCTCATCATAATCAAACATATACTGCGGGTAAATCTTATCCTTTTCTATTTGTTTCATCCGAACCGTAGTTGGATCTATTCGTTCTATGGTACCGTCAGGTAAGAGGCGTTCAAAAGAACACCCGTACATTTTAAGATCAAGATCTATCTGTTGTTCGTGCGTTAGCATAAATTAGTAGTATCCGGCCCCACCAAAGTAAATGAAAATATTACTCCGGCTAAAACATCCGCATGCTTTTTTATGAAGGGAACACGGCTCATTGATTCAATCGTTACCAACTTGAACCCGGAAACGGTTGAATTGTAATGGTATTGCAATTGCTGCGCCAAAGCGTCTGCATCGTCTATCATAGACTCATATTGTTTTGCTGTCGAATCCTGCGCGGCCTTCTTTGCAATGTGGATAACGATCGACCAACTATCAAAAGGGATGGTGTTCTGTTCGGTGAATGTAGGGCTATTACTGATTGATTCAAGCCAGGCGAATGGGTAAGTATTGCCGCGCTCACTGTTAAACTCGGTGATCCTACCAGAATCAAAGCCTACCAGTTCGGATAGTTCCTGAATCCCTGACTCAATGAATGTTCTTACCTCTGCCCTGGTCATATATGCCTAATAAATCGTTTTTAACTATATATTCGTACAGACGTTCCCAAAAGTATCTATTCCTGTGTCCCTCCTTTGGCTTAATTGTCCATCTTCCTCCATTAGTATCTATGATCTCGCCGCAAGAATACATCATATTACCATGATTATAATAGGATAGTGATTTCACGGTCATTTCTTCTTATTCATTTTCCTGTTCATAGCCTCGTTATACCTGCGTACACATTCAGCCTGGTTCGCAAGGTATTGCAATTTACCTTTTAATTTGTACACTTTCCACCCTATAAGCTCGCTTTCTTTGTATGGAGTCTCCTTTTCCAGATACGCAACTGTACCGGCAAAACCAAAGACATCACCCAGCACTTTAAAACCAGCCTCCAATTCTTCAGCCGTGTAATAGGTTTGGGGGCATCTCTCCTGATGCCAAGATTCAATCCGATCAGTTTCAATAATGTAAAATTTCCTATGGCCAGCACCTCCGTAGCTGGCGCTTCCATGAACTCTTCAACCATGTATCCGGCTTTCTCCCAATCATATTCACCGTACTTTTGACTACAAGCGTAGATCCCACAGTAAAGGGGATAGTTTGCCATCAACTGAACCTCAGTGGCTTTGTTCTCCTTAGCTTCTTTGAGGTGTAGTTTTAAATCTTCGTATTGGGCTACTGTTTCAAAGCCTAAGTCTTTGGGCACCTTGTAGCGTAAAATGGTCTCAGGGACGATAAGAGGGGCATCCTTTTGGAAGAATGACAGGACCAGCAGAAGGTCATCGACGTTAGTAATCTTTGCCTTTTTGATTGTTTCAACAGGGATTCCGGTAAGGACCGAAAGGATTACGGAGTTGTCCCATTGCCCGGTTACCGGATCTTTTGGGTAGTCGTGAAGCTTGAGGAAGTGTTTAAACTTCACCTGGTTCCATGACTCAGGGATGTCTTTGTGTACTTTTAATCCGTTTAGGGTTATTGTTACTTTCATCGTGTAAACATTACGGTTGGTGCTTTAACTCTGTTGTTTATTTTACCGTCTATGGCGTACCTGGCGGCATCATGTATGTGATTAAACTTGTCTTCGGGCTCATCCGTGGGCACCTTGTTAACCATCTTCCAAGCGTAGTTTTGGTTCTCAGTCCACAAGTTAGTACTTTTTTCGGTGCCGTAAATATCGTACTGCTTCATGAACTTAATCCCATTGAGCACGCTATCCGGCCCTTTACGGGCTTCAATGATATTCCAACCATAGCCACGTAATTCCTTTATGCTCTTTGGTTCAGCAGAGTCAGCGTAAATCTTTGAGCCCTTCTTAATCTTTAGCACATCCATCATATTTGAAAGCTCGGCATTGGTGAGCCCTGATTGGTAAATCTTCTCATCAAGCCAAATATTCTTATTGTGGTGCTCGCATTCAACCAAGGCCACCGGGTCATTGAATCCAAAGTCAAGCCCGTAAAACTTCTCATACTCCCCTGGCATTTCCTGGATATACTGCCAATTCCTGAATATACGGCCTATTTTACCCTCACTCACAAGGCCTAACACCCGGGTGTAATAATGTTCCGGATCGCTTGTCGCGTAGTCCAATTGGTTTTTAATGAACGATTCTGACAGGTTCCCTATGTTATCCGGATAGGTTGAGAAGATAGATAACAGCTCCGGGTCATCCTTTGGCACCGCCTGGAAATATCCTTTTGGCTCATCAAGACCTACCAGCTTAAACCACTTCTTCCAAATCCAATGTGTTTTGGCTGGTGGGTTATAGATCATGATAACCTGTACGTTTTCGGTCTTTGTAGTGCGTAGGGAGTCATCCAAGGCTTTGAAATCATCTTCCGATATTTCCTCCCCTTCTTCGATTAAAACGTGCGTAGCGCCAGCAATTGACTTTAGCTTGGCCGTCCGGTTGCCGCTTGATTTCTTGAATCCCTTTGAAAGTACCACGTTCCCAGTAGGTATGTAAGTGGCTGACATTTGGGTTTCATTGATGTGGAATAGGCTTTCAAGTCCAGCCTCATCGATCCGGTCTTTGAAGTCTCGCCATAGCGATTCTCGGATATCTCCGGCTATCTCCCGCATGAAGTATCCACGGAAGTATTCAGGTTGGGTGATTAGATGCAGGTAGTATTGTGTGGCGGTGTAAGATCCGCCCCGGCCCCTTCCACCCCAAAGATGGATGTACCTGGACTGACTGGTAAATAAAGGTTCGTAAAGTTCTGAGAAGTCAAGACTTATCTCCATACTTCCGGAAAACTATTTCCTTGGTAAATATCTCGTTTCCTTTGGATGTGAGGTCTATTTTGTCTTGAGGCTTGCCGAATGTGTAGTGGGCAAGTAGTTGGAGGTGTGGGAAGCTGCCGGTTCTGGCTTTCTCCCATATCTTGGCAATAATTTCCTTTTTGCCTTCATTGCCTAAAACTTCATCGATTAGAGCTGGCAATTCAAGTTCTTCGGCTTTAGACCTGCGTCCAGAGCCTTCACGGTAACCCCCTGACTTTCCGGCAACACCTGCCATTTGAAATGATTTGTTTAGTCAAATAAACCCTTAAAACCGAATTGCCTCCCGAGTAGTTCAATACTGCCCTCCGGTGGGGATCGAACTTGTCAAAAGGCAATTACTTTAGGTTATGATTTACTGTTATCATCACTGCAATATTACGAAATGTTTCGTTTATTGTCAAGAGGGGTCTTTACACTCCATATCACACTTTACTTCTATTCCTTTTTTGGGATAGCCGGTTAATGTTATCCCTCTTTGGGCACACCTTATAATAAATGCCAACGCAAACGTCATCATGATGATCAGCATCCAAGAGCCTACTCCTACAGGGTCGGGTCTATTCTTCATGGTTTCAATTCTTCTAATTGCTGTTGGTATTTCATGCACTTGCCAGTCTCCTGAATTAGGAGCTTGCAAAGCTTATCAACTTCAGCCTTCAGTTCCTCACGTTCTTTTAT